GACTCCTACTGCTGATGATGACTTGACCCGCAAGGGATACGTCGATACAATATTAGGAAGTGCTACAGCGGCGGCAACCAGTGCTTCTGATGCCGCAGACTCAGCCGCAGATGCTGAGAAGTTGGCGATCCACCCCGAAGATTCCCAGTACACACTTTCTGATGGTGTAANTACAGGATACTCCGCACTACACTACGCGGCGAAAGCTGAAGACTTTGGTGCCGGTTCCCTACAGGCATCTAACAATCTCTCCGACTTGGATAACGTGGCAACCGCCCGTACTAACTTAGGTGTAGACCCCGCAGGTACTGCTGTCGCACTCGCAATTGCTCTAGGATAAGATATGGCAAATACATTCCTCTCAGAAACTCAGACAGCCGTAGGGACATCCCCCGTCACAATCCTGACGTGTGGAGCCTCTACCCAGACAACCGTTATCGGCCTGTCAGTCTCCAACATCCTCACCAGCCAGATTGCTGTAGACGTAATCTTGGACGCATCAGGACGTACCAGTGGTGCTGAAGATGCGGTGTATCTCGTGAAGGGTGCGCCTGTACCAGCAGGTGGTTCATTGGTTGTAGTCGGTGGTGATCAGAAAGTAGTGATGGAACCCGGTGACATTATCACTGTGACTTCCGATACTGCCTCATCTGCTGACGTAGTACTCTCTCACTTAGACATTACCTAAAGAGGTAAGATATGGCCTACACAGGTAACGTACCAGCGACACAGTACACATCTACCGTCAAGGATACTTTCAACGGGGATGGTACTACGACTGACTTCACACTGTCCCGTCCATCTCTCGTGAACAACCTTGAGGTGTTCGTTGAGAATGTACAGCAGGAGCCTACAACAGCGTACACTGTATCAGGTACGACACTGTCCTTCACATCTGCTCCTGTCTCAGGTACAGGTAACATCTACGTCATCCATCGTGGTCAGGCAGTNCAGACGATTGTACCTCCTGCCGGTATCTCTTTGAATGCGACAGACGCAACAATCACAGGTGCGGCTACTGTTGGTGATGGCCTCACAGTAGACAACGACGGTGCAACGGTTGCGACATTTGATCGGGCGACTTCTGATGGGGACATCATTGATCTTCAGAAAGACGGCACAACAGTCGGGTCTATTGGTAGCATAGTCGGTGATCTTTTTGTAGGCGAGGGTGATACAGCATTTAGGTTTGACGCAGAAAACACAGCAGTAACACCTTTTGATATTACAACTTTAGATACCAATGATGGTGGTATTGATTTAGGTAGAAGCACAGCAAGATACAAAGACCTCTACCTCTCCGGCGGTGTCTATCTAGGCGGTACAGGTGCGGCGAATCACTTGGATGATTATGAGGAAGGGACTTGGACAGCATCTTTTTACACCTCGACAGGTGGCGGAGGCACATTGCTTGGAACAAAAACTGCAACTTATACCAAAATCGGAAGATTGGTTCATGTTTCTTACTATGCTGATAATGTAGGCTCTAATATAAGGTCGATTGCAGGATTGCCGTTTTCAATGACTGGGTACGCTTCTGGAATAACTGCTGACGGAGTTAATTTTTATACATCAACAGGTATGACTGTAAATTACAGAACGGCAGATAATTCTTACACTAGGACTGAATTTACATACCAAACAACAGCTTAATTACCCCGTGTGGATTCACTGGGCGGACAGGAGAAAAAAACAATGGCATTAACGAAAACACAGAAAGTAGACAAGATTGAAATTGTAGGCGACTACAAGCAAGTTCAGGTGCGTACAGCCACAGTGGTCCTTGAAGATGGGGTTGAGTTATCCCGTTCGTACCACCGTCATGTGATCGCACCCGGTGGTGACATCTCAGGTGAAGATGTACAGGTGCAAGCCATCTGCCAAGCTGTCCACACAGATGAAATCATTGCCGCCTACCAAGCACACGTGGCATCACAGGGGGTATAAACCTTGAGTTACTTAGGTAAGTCGCCTACCACAGGGACACGAAACAGATACTACTTCACGGCATTGGGAAGTGAGACTTCTCTGTCTGGTGGAGATGATAACAGTAAGACTCTCCGCTTCACGGATGGGTCAGTCGTTGATGTGTACCTGAATGGTGTCTTACTGGTAGCTGGCACAGACTACAACACAACGACTGCGAACACCATTAGTAGCCTAGCCGCACTGACCGCAGGGGATATCGTAGAGATCCTTGTGTTTGAAACATTCTCAGTGCCTGACACAGTCCCTGCGAGTACGGGTGGTACATTCTCAGGTGGTATCACAGCAAATAACTTCGTGAATACTGGAGTGTTCTTTGAGAATGCACAGACAGTCACAGCAGATCACACAGTGGTTGCCTCTAAGAATGCGATGAGTGCTGGCCCTGTAACAATTGATAGTGGAGTCACAGTGACGATAGAAACTGGCGGACGATGGGTGGTGGTGTAAGATGGCAGTAACGATTAACGGCACAACAGGTATTCAAGCTCCAGAGAACAAAATGGAACTTGGTTACTTCTCTAATGACGATTCAGTCGATACAGCCTTCACTGTTCCTAGTGGAGACAACGCCGCAATGGTCGGCCCTGTGACGGTTAATGAGACCATTACAGTAAACGGAACTTTGACGGTACTCTAATATGGCATCAGAACTCATAGTACAAACACTCAAAGGCCCGACAAGTGGGGCTAATGCGAACAAGGTGATAGTACCGGCAGGGCAGACACTCACTGCACCGGGTCATGTAATTCAGGTTGTTAGTACTGAATTTTCATCTCAATTTACTTCAACGTCCTCTTCATTAACTGACTCTGGTTACTCAGCTTCTATAACTCCATCTTCCGCAAGTAATAAAGTATTGGTAATGATTACTGTGCCATTTCTACGTCAACAAGGCGGATCAATCGGTACGGCAACTGGTGCAGGTATAGCTATTGCTAATGGGTCAGGAACAATCTTATATGATTCAATGAGGGATGGCGGCGGAGTGCTAGATGACTGGACTGAATCTTACGGCTCAAATGTCAGAGGCGCAGTTGTTTCCAAACAAATGTTACACAGCCCAAATACCACTTCTAGTTATACTTACAAAATTTATGCGGCACAAAGAAATGGAGGCGAAATTAAACTCTGCTATGCAAGTTCGTCCAAAGCCGTAATAACACTCATGGAGATCGCAGGATGACAACACTCTATGTAGACAACATCGCCCCGAATCTCCAGAGTCGTGTATCAGTGCCGGGTCATGTGATTCAGGTTGTGAGTACGACTAAGACAGATGTTTTTAGCACTGCAAGTACATCACTTGTTGATGTAACTGGGTTGTCGGTTTCTATTACACCCTCATCAGCTACCAGTACAATACTGGTTACGGTCGTTGCTTCTGGCGGCGGGTTGGAAGGCGCACTCGGCATGAATTTAGCACTGGTAAGAGACTCAACTCAAATCGCATTAGGGGATGCTGATGGCAGTAGAAGCAGGGGGTTTGCCGGTAATCAGCAAATTCAGGATGCTCTGCATACTAACACCGCTGTGCATTTAGACTCTCCATCGACTACATCAGCAGTAACTTATAAAGTTCAAGCACGAGTGAACTCAGGAACTGGGTACATCAACAGAACGCAGGGTGATGCCAATTCCACTTACACTACCAGAGGTATTTCATCAATTACAGTCATGGAGATCGCAGGATGAGCAGTATAATCAAAGTCGATCAAATCCAACTGGCTGATGGCTCGACACCAACTGCGGGTGATCTTGGGATGAATACTACTGGGAATATTTTGCAGGTTGTTCAGGGTACTTCTACCGCAGGGACAACAACTACATCTCAATCTTTTACAGATACAGGGCTATCGGCTTCAATAACGCCAACAAGTACGTCAAGTAAAGTTTTGGTAATTGTATCGCATCCATCAACAGGGGTTGTAACTGCAACATCAGCTTCGGATCGGGTAAGATTGCGATTAGTGCGGGGTAGCACAGCTATTACTGGAATGGCTAATTTGTCGTGTTACACAAACTCAACAACGAGAGCAACGGACACTGTTACAACGACATACTTAGACTCACCTTCCACAACTTTAGCTACTACATACAAAACGCAATTTTGTAATGAGGGTTCTGGATGCGAGGTAATTGTCAATTGGAACGCTTTTGACTCTACACCTGCCGCACCTTCAACACTTACTTTAATAGAAATCGCAGGTTAATCAACAGGAGGCCAAACATGGCAAGCGTATCACAGGCTCTTTCAGAGCTTAACATCACAGAATGGGTTCTCCGTGGAGAGCCTACAACAGAGGCAGAGTTCAACTCTATGTTCCGCAAGGTCACTGGAGCAGACGCTAATGGTAGTGCCATTGAGTCAGCTAACTCAGCAGACTGGGGCGTAACGTGGACTCAGGTCTCAGCCAAGCAAGCAGAGCTTACAGCGGCAGAGCCTATGAAGGCATTGCGAGCAGAGCGTGATCGTTTGATTTCCGCTACTGACTGGTGGGCATCATCTGATCTGACCATGACTGCTGAACAGACTGCATACCGTCAGGCACTGCGTGACATTACAGACAGCGCAACATCGCTTGATGATGTTGTATGGCCAACCAAGCCGGAGTAACACATGAGCAAGATTGCTTTACAGGGAGACGCAAGCGGTACTGGCACATTCACCATAGCGTCTCCTAATTCAAANACAGACCGCACACTGACNNTGCCNGATGAGGCGGGGACGGTGTTGACGAGTGCGAGTGCTCTTACTGATCTCTCAGATGTGTCTTTTGGAGAGCATACATAC